CCCGCCTCGGCCGCCGCTCTCGTCGGGCGTGGGGCGAACAGCGACTTCCGGATCGTCGTACAGGACGGCGGCGGCCGCGTCGGCCTCGAATGGAACGCGGTGGGATCGGCGGGCGGAACGTACATCGTCGCTAATGAACCCGCCTTCCGCCTGACGATGAGCGGGAACGCGACGGATACGACATCGGGCGCGTATATCGCCTTCATGACCGCTCCGTCCGTGGCGACGGCGGGCAGCGCAATATCGTGGGCGTCGCTGCTCACGATTCAGTCGGGAACCGGCGCATACGCTTTCATCAGCCCGCGCGGAATCACATCCGACTTCTACATCAGCGCATCGGGCGCGGTCGGGATCAATAACTCGAATCCTGCCTACACGCTCGATGTCAAAGGCAACATCAACGTTTCCGGAAACCTGCTTCAGAACGGCGCGGTGCTCAGTCAGACGCCGTGGCTGCAAAACGTAAATGCAGCCGGATTCGCCCTGATCAACGTACCGACCGTGCAGGGCAACGGGAGCATCGTTCTCGCGGCGGGTGGCGCGGGAACGCTCGCGCTCAATACGAACAGCCTGACGCGCGTACAGATCAGCGCGGCGGGCATGGCAGGCTTTGGCGGCAACACAACGCCGAATTATGCGGTCGATGCGTCCGGCGACGTGAATGTCTCCGGTATCTATCGCATCGGCGGAACGCAGATCGCGGCCTCGAACGTAACGAATGCCGTTTCGACCATCGGTTCTTACGCCGATCCCGCATGGATCACGAGTCTCAACGCATCAAAGCTGACCGGTTCGCTTCCGCCCTCGATTCTCGCGGCCGGTCAGACGCCCTGGGTTTCGAACATCAACGCCGCGAACTACAACCTGGCAGGCGTGAATCAGATCAATGCCGCATCGGTCGGTATCGGCATCGGGGCCGCGACCCCGCTTGTTGCGCTCGATCTCGCAACGGCAAGCGGCGGCGCCGTTTTACGCATCGCGCAGGCTACAGCCGTCGCGCAGATCCGGTCAGGCGTATCCGTAGCGGGTGCGCCTTACCTGTCGTTCTGGACCGATGCCACGCCCTCGACCGCCGCGAATATCGGCCTCAGTCTTCCGTCCGCCTCGCCCGGCGCGGATCTCGTGTTCTCGATGTTCGCATCGAGCGCATGGACAGAGCGGATGCGGCTGTCGAATGCCGGTTACCTGGGACTTGGCACATCGGCGCCGGGAGCGCCTCTCGATATCCGAAGCAGCCTGACCGGATTCACCACCGATGTCAATATCCAGAGCACCGCGAATCCCGGCGGCGCGACCCGTCTCACGGTTCAGAATCCGACCAGCGTTGTGACGCTGAACGCCTATGACAGCGCCGGGCCGGGTCTGCTCGCCAATACGGGCGGAATCGCCGGTTCGAGTCAGGCTTCCGGCGTCGGCGGAATGGCGCTGATCAGTTATAACGGCGCGGCTGCTCCGATGTATTTCTTCACATCGAACAACTGGACCGCGCCCGATGTGACGATCCTCAGCAACAGGATCGGCGTGGGTCTGACCGCGCCTGCTTATGGCATCGATGTGGTCGGCGATGTGAATGCCACAGGCGCGATCCGCGTCAACGGCGTGGCGCTGGCGGCAGGCGGACAAACGCCCTGGGTGACGAATGTCAATGCAGCCGGATTCCAGCTTTACAACACGAGCAGAATCGGCGTGGGCGTGACCTCGCCTCAGTATGCGGTCGATGTCGCGGGCGACGTAAATATAACCGGAGTCTTCCGCGTCAACGGCGTGGCGATCCAGACCGGCGGCGCGAATCAGACGCCGTGGACGAGCAACATCAACGCGGCGGGATATACGCTGTCGAACGTGCCGACCGTATCGGGCAACGGAAACATCACCGTGGCGGCGGGCGGCGCGGGCGCTCTGACGCTTCAGACGAACGCGCTCGCGCGGGTGACAGTGGATTCGGGCGGCAACGTCGGCATCGGCACGACCGCGCCCGCCGCGTTACTCGACTGCTCTGGTTTCATTCGCAGTACAGGCTCATTCGGTGCGCCAGCGACGGGGGCGGGCGTTGAACTTGTTTACGCCAGTTCAATCGGGTATGTCCAGTCCATTGATCGCGGCGCTGGAAACGTTTTCAAGCCAATGTATGTTACCGGCAATCCTGTTGTGCTCAACGGAACGGCACAGGGCAACGTCGGCATCGGAACAACGGCGCCTATATCCCTTTTGCATCTGAAGGGCGTTTACGCGGGAGTTATCTGGCAGGACCCGAACGGCAGCGTGACGGCGGGCGGATTATGGCGCTGGCTCACTAACAGCAGCGGCAACGCCTTTTTCCTTCAGATGAACACGGCGGCAGCAGGTGATTTCTCGACTGCGGCTGTACCGATCCTTGTAAGCGCGGCGGGTAACGTCGGCATCGGTATTTCCGCCACAGCGAGCGCAGCGCCGGTAGCGCCTCTCGATGTACACGGATCGGTCGGTAATGCCGCTCTCAATTCGAGCGCCGGTTCGATTGCTCAGTTCTATTCCAGTTCGACCGTACAGCTTCAGTTCGGAGCCATCACCGGAGGCAGCTATGCCGCATGGATACAGGCCAAGGTGGACGGGCAGAACACGGCTTACCCTATCTCGCTTCAGCCCGCAGGCGGGACGGTTCTGATCGGAACGTACACGGCAAGTTCAGCGCCTTTAACTATTGCCTGCCCCGGTGGGTACGGAATCAATCTGGTAAACGGGTACGGGACATATCTCTATAACGACGGGTCGAACTTTTACATTCTGCTGACCGCGAGCGGCAGTCCTTACGGCGGTTTCAACGGCCTGCGTCCGTTCTACATCAATCTCGCGACCGGCGTGGTGAACATGAATCAGGGGCTGACGCTGAACGGCGGAGTGCTCACTTTCCCGGATGGATCATCGCTCGGATCGGCGCCGAAGGGGTCCGTCGTCAAGACCTTCACGCAGACCTTCACGTCGAGCGGAACATTCACGCCGACCGCTGGCCTCACCGCTAACGGCGGATGGGCCATCGTGCTCGTCGTTGGTGGCGGCGGCGGTGGTGGATGCGGCAATACGGGAGCGATTTCTCCCGGCGGCGGTGGCGGCGGCGGAGTGGTCAGACGGCTGATCCAGGTAACCGGAGCTGTGACCGTCACAGTAGGCGGTGGCGGAGCAGCCGCTACGGGCGCGGGCGGTAACGGAGGCACAGGCGGAGCTTCATCTTTTGGCGCCTTCACAGCCGGTGGCGGTACGGGCGGTTTCGGTGGCGGAGCCGGTGGTCAGGCAGGATCGCCGAATAACTGCGCCGGGGGAAAGAATGACGGAATCGGATACTGCGGCGGTGGCGGCGGCGGGGCCGGTGGCGGCGGCACGGACGCCTGGGCCAATCAGAGCAGCGGAGTCTACCGAAGCGGTGACGGAGGTCCCGGCCTCGAAGGCTATGGCGGTGGCGGTGGCGGATCTCCCTTTCAGTTAGGCGGTTCTTTTCCGGGCATCGGCGGTTCCGGAGCCGGATACGGATGGATCAACAACACGTACCCCGCTTCGTCCGGATATCCGAATACGGGCGGCGGCGGTGGCGGCGGCGGACCATCGAGCGCACCGGGAGGCGCGGGAGGTTCCGGCATCGTGATCGTCACCTGGGAAGAATGAAATGCCGAATCCACCGATCAAGCTGGTCAGCCAGCGAATCAATCTTCTCGGCGTGAATCAGAAGTCGCAGACCTTCACGGCATCCGGCACGTTCGTGCCAAGCGCCGGTCTGCTGGCCGCAGGCGGTCAGGTCTTCGCCATCATCGTCGGTGGCGGTGGCGGAGCAAGTGGAGGGTGGGGCGGAGGCGGAGGCGGCGTTTATAAGAAATGGGTCAACGTCACCGGTAATACACCGGTCACGGTAGGAGGCGGAGGCGCAGCGAATTCGCAAGGCGGATCGAGTTCATTCGGTGGCTGGACCGCAGGCGGCGGATATCCTCCGCAGGGCGCTCCCAACTTCGGTGGCCCCAGTGGAACGCCTCAGTACACGATGGGCGGAACGGGGTCCGGTTCGGGTGGCGGCGGAGCGGGCGGTCCCGGAAACCGTAACGGTGGCGGTGGCATGGGCATCATCGAAGGCTACGCCGGGGGCGGTTCCGGCGCCACGGGAAACGGCACGGGTGGCGCGACCGGCAGTTGCGGCGGTGGTGGCTATAACACTGCGGGGGCCGCTAATACGGGCGGCGGCGGCGGTTATCAGCAGGCAGGCGGATCGGGCATCGTAATTCTTCAGTGGAGAGAGTAAAAAAGAGAAATGGCAGCGCCAAACGAAACCATTCACGCCGTCATCCAGAACGGCATCGTCGTGAACATCATCGTGGCCGATGCGGCATGGGCGGAAGAAAACTATCCCGGCTCGGTTGATATCACCGGCATGAATCCGGAACCGGGCATCGGCTGGTCTTATGACGGCACAACCTTCACGCCCCCGGTTATTCCACCGCCGGAACCGACTCCGCCGCCGACGCAGTTCAGCACGCAGGGCTTTCGCGCCCGGTACACCAAAGACGAACTGATCACGGTGGACAACTATGCGGATTTCCCCGGCATCAGCGACTCGGACAGACAACTCATGCTGTCGATCCAGACTTCGATCATGTCCGCATCGATCATCGACATCACCGCGCAGAACGTAATCGACGCGGTTAACGATGAGGCGCGGATCGGCCTCATCACGACTCAGCGCGCGGCTGAAATTCTCGACCCGAACTCCCTGCCGCCAACAGGCGAACGGGGATTCTAACTACTCACAAAAAGGAGCAAATCAGATGGAATCAAAAAACGGAAAGCCCGAAGTGTCTCCGGCCCCGGCGCAGCCGCCGGTCACCGCCGAAAAACAGGAGTTCCCGCTCGATGACGCGACGATCTCGGTCCTCGCGGACCTCGACAAACAGGCCATCGCGCTCGCCGGGCAGCGTCAGGGCGTGCTGTTCCTGTTCGGGCGCCAGCATGGACTCGAAGGCAACTGGCAACTGGCGCCGAACGGCCGGGAACTCGTCAAGCAACCGGCGCCGATTGGGCAGGCAGGCTGATTGGCTAATCTGCCGTGGTTTGGCCGGGCATGGGCGGTCGAAATCGCCATGCAGGCCGGGTCTACAGTCCTGCTGACGAGCGAGCAGGACGATGAACCGCTGCGCGTCTCGTTCTCTACCGACGCGCAGGCGCTCACCGCCTACTGGCAGGCCACGGTAACGATCATCAACGCGGGCGCGGGCCTGCGCGGCGACCTGCAAAAGGCCGGGTCAGGCCACCTGGTGGGGTCGCCTATCGCTAACTCCAAACCACGGATGGTGTATTTCGACCCGGCCGTACTCGGCGACCGCGTAACCATCTCGGCCGGGTACAAAACCGACAGCAGCGGCCAGCCGTTCAATGCGCAGGCGAATCAGATATTCGACGGGCATGTCTTCCAGCCGGTCTGGACCCGCGAGAACGTGACCGACTGGAAGATGACGCTGCGCTGCATGAACGGCTTCATGCAGGACGCCCAGAATCCCATTCAGTTCAACTCGCCGAAGAACTCGTCAATGCTCGATATCCTGCATCAGGCGGCGCAGGCCGCCTCGCTGCCGGTCAATGTGCCGGACCCCGACACACGAAATCAACTCGATAATCTGAAGCTATCGCGTTATAAAACCTTCAAGGATACTCCGGGGGCGATCTTCCGCCAGATCGCAAAAGACAATCAGGTACAGATCTGGTTCGGCCCGCACGGGATCAATGTGCGGCCGCTCGTATTCGACCCGGATACGCCGCCGCAATTCGTGTTCGTGCCGCCCGGCTCGCCTTCGGACGCGGGCGGCAATGTGCCGGTGACGCCTACGCTGCTGGGCGTTCCTGAGCAAACGCAGGAGGGCATTCAGCTGCGCGTGCTGCTCAATGCTCAGGTCGATATCGGGACCATCATCAAAGTCCCGCCGATGGCGAATGCGCCCATTCAGCAGTTTCAGGTAGCGATCAACTCGTTCGGCCCGATCCCGAATCCCACCGGCATGTACGTGGTCTCGGCGGTCCGGCATGTCGGCGACAGCCGTGGGCACGGCGGGGACTGGTATACCGACATCACGGCGCAGACCGCCAATTTCTTCAAGCCCCGCTTTCTCGTCACCGCCCCGAACGTCGGCTGAAAACTTCCCGAACATTTCAATGGCAACTTCTCTGACCAATTTCGGCCTTACGCTCGCCGAGCGCGTCGCCCCTTCGCAGGAGCGAATCTGGCGTCATACGGAGGCCATTGAAGAAGGTATCCGTGTGGCGGTCCCTGCGGTCGTGCAGGCATTCGACGCCGTGAATCAGACCGTTGACGTCATGGCCGTGACGGCCGAAATCGTCCAGCGAAACGCCAACGCTCCCGACGTGCCCGTCAACATGGTGCGGGAAGCAAGGGCGCTGCCGGTGTTGCATGAAGTCCCGGTCATGATCGCGACGGGCGGCGGGTGGGATATCACGTTCCCGATTCAGGCGGGCGATGAATGCATTCTGCTTTTCTCCGATACGATCCTCGATCACTGGCTCGATAACGGCTCGGACGGAAAGAACGCGCTTGTTCCGGTGGATACCCGCCGCCATGACCTCTCCGATGCGGTGGCGCTGTTCGGCGTGCGCTCGAAGCCGCGTAAGCTCCAGAACTATTCCGCGCAGTCGATGCAGATCCGCTCGGACGATGCGAGCGTGATTATCGACCTCGCGGCCGGGAAGATCACCATCACGTGCCCGGCGGTCGCGCTCGCCAACGGCACGCTTCAGGTCAACAAGGGCTTCAGTTGTAACGGTCAGTCGCCGCAGTCGGCCGCCGGTCTTGGGGTGGCGGCCACGGCTTCAGTTACCGGGCCGCCGAACGCCTGGGGTTTCGCGAGCGCGGCGGACGTGACGACGCTCGTGAATCTCGTGAACAACATGCGGCAGGCGCTCATCGCCAACGGCATCGGTAAATAAAAATGGCGAGCATCACGGTCCGCCAGCTCTCCGCTGCGTGGGACCCGATACGCGGCCACAGCCTCGGTGATTATCTGAGCGACCTTCCGGCGGTCGCGCAGATTATCCGGCAGATGCTGCTCCTGTTCGTCGGCGAGTGGTACGAGGACCTTACGGTGGGGCTGCCGCTGTTTCAGGAAATCCTCGGAGTGGCGAGCACCTCGGCGGGCGTGGCGCTCACGCTGCGTAAACGCATCCTCGCGGCGCCGTTCGTGATCGGCCTGCAAAACGTCAATATCAGCTATACGTCGGCAAGGACTTACAACTATTCGGCGCTCGTCATTACGCAGTTCGGCGTCGTCGCGCTGACGATCCAGAACGGCGGGGGCCAGAGCGCTGCCGTGACCACGGCGGTCTGAAGCCGCTTCTTTTTTTTACTTCATCCACATGGCATACGTACCGCCTTCGATCACCGATGCGGGTCTGGTGATCCCGTCCTATTCCGACATCCTCGCAGCGCTCATCTCGCATTACCAGGGCATCTACGGCGCAACGGTGTGGCTTGCGCCCGATGTCCCCGACTACCAGGACCTCGCCATACGGTCGCTCGTGTCGGCGGATACGAACTCCGCGATGCAGCAGGTGTATCTCGGATTCAGCCTCGCGAGCGCTGTCGGTCCGCAGCTTGATCTGCTCGGCGTGCTCATCGGGACGCCGCGCAAGGTGGGCACGTATTCGACGGTGCTGCTCACAATCACAGGCAACGCCGGGGCCGTCATCACCAGCGGGCAGGCGCTCGATGTGATCGGCAATTACTGGCTGCTGCCGCAAACCGTAACCATTCCCTCGGGCGGCAGCATTACCGTCTCCGCCACGGCGCAGAATATCGGCGCCGTCACGGCGCAGCCGAACACAATTACGATCATCGCGACCCCCACGGCGGGATGGACCGGGGTCAATAATGCGGCGGCGGCTACAGCGGGTAATCCGATTGAAGCCGACTCCGCTTACCGGGCGCGCCTCATGATTTCGCAGTCTCTGCCATCGCTTTCGCTCCCTGCCGGAACAGCCGCAGGCATCGCCGCCGTGAGCGGCGTGACGCGCTCGCAGGTCTACGAGAACCCCACCAATGCGACCGATTCGAACGGGCTCCCGGCGCATTCCATCGAGTGCGTGGTGGAAGGCGGAGCGCCCGCCGATATCGCGCAGGCCATCTACAACAACCGGGGAATCGGCTGTTACACTAACGGCTCGACCACGGTCACCGTCACCGATCCGAATAACGGCAACTTCGCGATGCCGATCCGGTTCGACATTCTGACCTACCTCCAGATTTTCGTGTCGGTCAGCGTGCATCCGATCTCCAGCGCATTCAATACTTCAATGCTCACAGCCGTGCAGACGGCGGTGATCAACTACCTCAACGGCCTCGGCATCGGCCAGCCCGTCGTGTACGGCGAACTGTTCGACGCGGCGCTGACGGCGCGGCCCGATCCGGAGAATCCGGCATTCACCGTCAACGCCATCACCTACGGGGCGCAGGCGGCTTCCACCACCGGCAACACGACCGCCGGTTCGCAGACCCTCGCCATCACGGGATCGGTCACCGGCATTGCCAGTAACCAGCCCGTTACCGGACCCGGCATTCAGGCGGGGACCACCGTCGCCGGGATTTCCGGTTCGACCGTAACGCTTTCTCTGCCCGCGACGGCGACCGGCAACGGGGTCACGGTCGTGTTCTACTCGCCCGTCGCCGCGTTCACCACAATCGCGATGCCGTTCAACAAAGCCGCGCAGGCCAATACCTCTCAGGTGCAGGTCGTGCAGGTCTGAACATGGCGCAGCCGGGTCCGTTTTCAAAGCCGCCCGCGTACTACCTGAAGCTCGTCACTTCGGAGTATCGCGGCTCGGTAAACATGACGTCGTGGCTCACCGCGAACCTCCAGATGTTCGCGGACATCACGGCGTGCCTGGCGACATTCGCGGCGAAGTTCAATCTGAATACCGCCACCGGGCAGCAGCTGGACATGCTCGGCACTATCGTCGGCCGCGCGAGGACGGTTCCGTTTCAGCCCACCGGAATCCTGAATGTCGCCATCGGAAGCGCCATCGGGTCCGGCTATAAGGTCGGCGATACTCTGCTGATCATCCAGAGCGGCGCGACCAACGGACAGGTGCAGATCACGTCGGTCGATGGCAACGGCGGCGTGACCGGCATCAAGCTCTACACCGCAGGCCACGGCTACAAAGTGGCGAACGGTCTTGCGACCTCTGAACCTACCGGCGGCACGGGCTTCACGGTCAATATCACGCAGATGGTCAGCCCGGTCCTGAGCGATTCCGATTACCGCATTCTGCTGCTGACCACCGTTTTCCGCAATCACTGGAACGGTCAGATCGATTCATTTCAGGGGTTCTGGCCCGGCGTTTTTCCCGGCGGCGCGATTCAGATTCAGGACCATCAGGATATGTCGGCCACGATCCAGCTGACCGGACAGTTCTCGCCCATCATGCAGGACATGATTTATTTCGACATGATCGTGCCCCGGCCCGAAGGCGTGCTCTACAACTACACGTTCCCGCAGATGCCGTACTTCGGCTTCGATGTCAATACGCCGCAGGAAGCGGGCTTCGATCTCGGAAAGTTCACATAAGCCGTAAAACCATGCCGACGAACTTCCTTCAATTTAATCCGAATCTGACGAATGCAGAGTCGGACTCGCAGTATCAGGCCGATCCGCTGCGTCAGAACGGCGCTCCGGTCACGGCTATCTGTCCGTCCAACCTGTTCAACAAGGCCATGTATCAGTCGAGCACCTTCACCGCCGCGCTCGCGCAGGCGCTGTCGAACAAGGGCTACAGCGTTCTCGACTCGAATTACGCGAATCTCGTCGCGATGTTCGCCAACATCCGGACGAATGCGGATGTGGTGACGCTGCTGACCACGGTGGCCTATTCGCCGTCTCTGGTATTCAACGCCCTGCTGTCGAACGGGTTTCAGGTCACGCTGACCGGCGATGTTACGAGTTCGGCGCTCCAGAATCCGGTCAACGGGCAGGTCTATAACTTCGTCATCACGCAGGACGCGGCGGGCAATCACGCCTTCACATGGCCCGCGAATTTTGTGGGCGGCGGCGCCGTCAATCCGCAGGCGAACCGCAACAGCGTTCAGTCCTTCATCTGGGTGGCTTCGCTCAACGTGGCGCTCGCCGCAAGCCCGCTCGTTTCGGCGGGACTGGTCACGACCACAGTCCTGAATATCGCGGCATCCGGCAATGTGAGCAGCGGATATCAGCCGCTCTATGAAGTCGTGAATGCCGGGGGCGGCGCGATCACGCGCACGCTGTTCGACGCCACTCTTTCGGCGGGCCGGGTCGTCTATATCAAGAAAAACGATGTGACCCTGAATCCGGTGGTCGTGCAGGCGATGGCCGGTCAGTCCGTCGACGGCGCGGCGAATATATCGATCACGAATCCCAAAGCGGGCGTCATGCTGGTGAATGACGGGGCCGGAACCTGGTATCTGTTCGCGACCTTCACGCCGGGCTCCATTGTTGCGCCGGTCGCTCCGCCTCCGACCAGCGCCATGATGAACATCGGAGCATCGGGCAATGTATCGAACGCGTACCTGACGCTTTATGAAAACGTGAATGCGGCCGGTGGCGCGATCACTCGCACGCTCTATGATGCGAGCACTCAGCCCGCAGGCCGCATGGTCAATATCAAGAAAGTCGATACCAGCGCCAACCCCGTTACCATTCAGGGACCGGGCGGGCAGACCATTGACGGTCAGGCGAGCTTCGTCCTCACGGCGCCGTACTCATCCTATGAACTGTCGAACGACGGGGCCGGTCACTGGTATGTCTTCTGAGCCGCGCTTATGAGCTATATCTTTGCGGGGCAGATCCGGAAGCAGCAGGTCTTCACGACGAGCGGAACGTTCAATCCTTCCGCCGGACTCCTGAATCTGGGCGGATGGATTGAAGTGTTTCTGGTCGGCGGCGGTGGCGCTGGCGGAACCGGACAGAATGGCGGCGGCGGCGGCGGCGGCGGCGTGGTCAGGCGGATCATTCAGATCGGCGCAGCCGTGGCAGTCACCATCGGTGGCGGCGGCGGAGTCACGGGCGGCCTCGGCGGTAGCGGCGGCAACAGCACTTTTGGTCCTTATCTGACAGCTGGTGGCGGAAGCGGCGGCGATTGTTCGGCCAGTGGTCAGGGACCGCAGGGATACGGGCCGGGTGGCACTTCCGGTTCTCCGCAGTACTCCGGCGGCGCGGGCGCTAACCAGTCCAATACTTTCGGCGGTGGCGGCGGCGGCGCGGGCGGACCGGGCGGTCAGCAGCAGGATATTTCCAGCAGCTATTACAACGCCAACAGTCCACAGGCGACGCTGATTAAGCCGCTGGCTGCATGTGGCGGGCCGGGGCTGGATGGCTATGCCGGTGGTGGCGGTTCCTGCGGCGGCAACGGAAATGACGGCGGTGGCGGATCATGCGGTGGCGGTCATGGCTATTGCCTCGGCACCCCTGGCAGCGGCGCGTTTTATGTAACTGCGGGCACGCCCAACAGCGGCGGTGGCGGTGGCGGCGGTTCGGCCACCAATAACACGGGCGCGGGCGGTTCCGGCATCTGCATTGTGACGTGGTGGGAGTGAGGCTGTGAGTTATCTTCCGGCGAAAGCTCAGAAACAGCAGGTCTTTACCGCGAGCGGTACATTCAGCCCTTCAACTTCTCTGCTGGTCAGCGGCGGATGGGTTGAAGTTCTGCTCGTGGGCGGTGGCGGGGCCGGTGGCGGATACGGCGCCAGCGGCGGTAACGGTGGCGGCGGTGGTGGCGGCGGCGGCGTCGTAAAACGAATCATTCAGATCACCGGGCCTGTCGCGGTCACTATCGGCGGTGGCGGTGGCGCCAATCCGGCTGCCCCGGTTGCCGCTAATGGTGGCGACAGCACTTTCGGCCCTTATCTGACGGCGGGTGGCGGTAAAGGCGGGCACTCCAATGATTACTGGTCGGCGGGTGGCGCATCCGGCAGTCCGCAGAACTCAGGTGGCGGGCCGGGATGGTCCGGCACGACGTGGGGTGGTGGCGGCGGTGGTGGCGCCGGGTCGGCGGGTTATCTGCCCAGACCTACGGGAACCTATACGGAGTTCGGCATATCCGGCAACGGCGGCAACGGGCTTTATGGCTATGGCGGCGGCGGCGGCGCATTCGGCCAGATCGGTTCCGGGACCGGCGTAATACCGGGCGCCGGTTCCTGCGGCGGCGGCCTCGGTTCCGGCTTCGGATATGGCCCTACCGCCGGTGTCGCTCAGTCCGGTCAGCCGAACACGGGCGGCGGCGGCGGCGGCGCCAATGTGACGACGGGAGCGGGCGGCAGCGGCATCTGCATCGTGACGTGGTTCGAGTGAGGAGTTTATGGACGAAACAACAAAAGTGACGCACAAACCGCCGAAGACGACGGCGGACCCGGATCAGATCAATGCCATCTTCGCCGCCATGATCGCGGCAATGGGCACAGACTGGACGGTCTGCAACTCGACCCTGAATTTCACGACGGGCGGCGGGCAGACCGGAACATGCAACCTGAGCGATCAGTATGGCAACGCCTACAACGTGACGATGACGCAGGGCGGGAACCGCATTTCGGTCGCGCCCACGTTCATCTCGCTTGGGCCGGGCGAGACGCAGCAGTTCACCGCCACGGTCATGGACAATACCGGCGCGACGGTTCCCAATCCGACGCTCTCATGGAAAGTGACGGGAACGGGAACGATTGACGCGGCGGGCCTCTACACCGCGCCCGCGACTATCCCGAACGCCATCGTGGATACGGTTACGGTGACCGATTCAACCGGGGCGTCCGTAGGCACGTCGGTCAGCCTGCACCCCTAGTGCTTTTGTCAGCGGTTGCCCGGTTCCAGTACGCGGATACGGGCGTCGAACTCCGCCATGCGCTCATTCACCCCGTCCGCCATTCCATTCACAAACTCCATCGCGGCTTTATGCTGAGCGGTCATTCGTTTCAGCGAGCGGTTGACTTTGTACAGCAGCGCAATCATTACGATCAGGACCACCGTTTCGGCGGCGTTGAGGCAAATGGTGGTCAGTTGCGGCAGTGGCATTCCTCAACACTAAAACAAAGGAGCACCGATGACTTCACAGAACGTTTCCATGCAGACGATTTACGACTATCCGTTCATTCCGAACAACGATGTCGAGCCGAAAAAGCCGTGGGACCCCAATCGTCCGTTTCAGAACTGGGCGCGACCGCTCGAACCGGGCGACGACGCGAACGACATGATAACGCTCTATACCTGGGTGCCGGAAAGCGTGCAGTCCACCAATGCCGTGCGCGTTCCGTTCACCATGTCGAAGGGTGACGCCGCAACGTCCAATCTCATTTCGAGCGACGATCCCGCCAATCAGGGCGGGCCGGGCGCAGACCGGTCGCTGCCTTACTGGTCGGAACCGCCGGTGCCGATCCCGATGCGCGAACTGAAACCGAATGAACGGCTGAAGGCCACGCCGTTCGGACTGACGCTGACCGTCTATACGCGCGACTGAAAGGGAGTAAACCGGGCAAGTCTCACAGCGCTCTTTCCGGAGCAGGCCAAACCAAACGGGCCGCGAGGGTTGAATCCTCGCGGCCCGTTCTGCGTTTATGCGGCGTTCTGGTAGCAGCGGATTACCACGTCGTTCGCATGGTGCGGATACCAGCCGTCAAACAGCAGGATATTGCCCGTCCGGACGGCTTCGGTAAGCTGTTCCTCTTTGGCGTCGATCTGCTCATCGTTCGGCACGCGGATGAGGCCCGCCGCGTGCGGATAGGTCAGCATGGTCTGCCGTCCGGGGAACATTGCGCCCAGATTGGTGTCGGTCCACGGCCACGTCGATGAATAGTGGCGCACGCCCTTCCATTCCGGAAACACCATCACATCCGGATACTCCTCGCGCAGCCATTCGAAGTCCGCGCCGGGCGTCAGGTCACCGTTGTAACGCAGGGTGGAATCGACGTAGTAGAGAGTCGCGCCCCAACGGCGGTATGCGTACTGGATCTTCGCCCGCATTTCCTCGAAGTGCGACGTATTGGTCTGCGTGGCGTAGATGTATTCGGTGTCCGTCCACTGGCCCGCGTCGGCCGCCAGCGTCAGACATTCGGGCGAATCGACGGCGACGACTCTCCGGCTGTTGTTCGCCACTGCGATCACCCCGCGAGCGCCGGGCGCGTTGGCCCACTCCGGGTTGAATTTCGCGCCGCTTTTCCACGTCACCTGGGTGCCGTCGATATCCACGCGCCCGATGCGGATATCGAACTTCTGCGGCCGGAGCGTGAAGCCGGTCTGGAAACCGGCGTTCTTCAGCTTCCGCATGAACTGGTCAAAAATGCCAATGATTTCCGGGGCGCAGATTTCCGCCTGCGCCGGGTCGCCGACGTAGCTTTCGTCCAGCTGCTGACCTTCGATGTCCCACACGATGCCGCCGAGCGCGTTGCAGCGGGTCATCTCCTGCACGCAGGAGTCGGCGGAACTCATGAGTCCGTTCTGGAAGTTCGTGATCCCTTCGGGCGTCGTCACATTTACAGTCTGCGAATTGAACCAGCCGCGCGGGTTGGTCGGGTAGGTGGGCCGGAACGCACCGTTGAACGACAGCCGCGCGATGGGCTGACGCGGCGCCGGGGTCGCGCTGATGAGCGAAGGAAACGCCGTACGGTACTGCCGGAAGATGTCGCCCGCCAGCTGATGCTCCGTCGCACCCTGCGGCCCGAAGCGGATCGAGGTGCGGAATGTGATCGACTCGCCGGGACGGACGGGCCGCGTGATCGTCGGCCAGTTCGGATTGATCGATTGCGTCGGGTCCACGAACATCTGGAGGAACCACTTGTTGTCCGGCGGGTTGTTGACTTGCCAGAATCCGAGGCCGAGCGCGCCTTCCGGTTCTTCGTTGCACAGATCGACCGCGCCCGTCCCGTAGTCCCGGAAGACGGCGCTTGGACCGTCTTTGTTGAACGTGGCGGTATTCTGCATGTCCGCCGGATTCTGCGGGAACGCGAGCGCGAGCGGGAACAGCCGATAGCGGTCGAAGATCGTCGCCGGAGTATCGTTCGCCACCGTCACGTTCATATAGAGCATGTCGCAATGCGCCCGATACCAGATATGGACCGTGCCCCAGTCATAGGTGAGCGTGACGGTTTCCGGGTCCGTGACCACGCTCACCGGCTGATTGCCAAGCCACTGGCTGCCGTCGTGCGCGTGCGCGGTGCGACCGTACATTTCGATCAGCGTCGGCGTGTTCCCGGCGGCGTACAGCATTTCGAGGCCGTTGAACTTCAGCGACGTGAGGCCGGTTGCGCCCATCGTGTATTCGAGGCTCATTGTTCCTCCTCCTCGTCTTCGTCGTCTTCGTCTTCATCTTCGTCATCGCCTTCGTCGCTGCCCCATTTGGTGAAGAACGAATCCACCGTTTCGATGTTGTCGATGCCCTGCGCGGTCAGCTGATAGGTGATGAACGTGGCCTTCTTCGGCTGGCCGCTGTCCTTGTCGAACTGGCGCGTGAATTTGAACTTCCCGGCCTGTTCGAGGTTGAACTGGATTTCCTCGCCCTTGCCGGTGAATATGGCGTTGGTGCAGATCAGGCGGCCGAGCAGGTCGCCCTTGCCGACGCCCTTGCCGGGTTCGTCCCATTCCATGATCCGGCGCAGATCGGCATTCAGCAGGCCGTTCATGTTGATGTCGCAGAATGTGACGGGCGAGTCCTTTGATTTGCGGCGCAATGCCGTGTTGATGATGGATGCCTGACGGATTACGACCCGTTTGGTCTTCGGCCCGTCGTCGGCGGCTTTCGTCTTCGCTTTCGCTTTTGCAGTAGCTGTAGCCATTGGTCCTCTTTGTGATTGAGATGGCCCGTGCAAACACTTGCAGCCAAAGCGTCAAATCTTTGCAGGGGTCGTTTTACCAACAGCCGGGTGGGGGGAGGTCCGGCGGATGATCTTACTAAATCGTTACCAGTCCACGCGCCATTTTTCGCCGCAGCGAAAGCATTCCGAATAGTGCAGGAAAGGCCGACTGCGGTATCTCGAAGAGTGCGTGAGCTTACACCATAACCTGTGAAGGAATTTCATCCGGCTCGAAGGCGCCGATCCCCCTCCCTCTTGCAGGTCCGGCAGGTCCGTTTTCCGTTAGGCCCGATGCGCGTGTTTTCGGCGGAATACTCGTGGCCGTTTCTGCAATGCGTCTTTTTTACTTTGGGCTGTTTACGACTGGCCTCATACGCGCTGCCTCTGATCGATTGACACAATCTGCAACGTCGAATGCTGCCGTTATAGATATAGGTGTTTTCAGCTGATAGCTCGTGGCCGCGACTGCAGTGAGTTTTGCTGCCGTGGTTGTGCGTGCCGTCGGCCACCGAGTCTTTCGTATTCGTGCTGTGATCGCCGATGTACAGGTGGGCCGGGTTAAAGCAGCGGCGAAATCGGCATTTGTGGCAGACTATGCGC